ATTAATTTCCAGGCAGGGATGGCGGGACGACTGTGACCGTGGTGTAACTACCACATACCATGACTGTGCAGAGCTGGTCGACCGCGAGGCCGACCTGCGTGAGCCAAAGCTTCCATCGCTGGAAGTTCAACAGCACGCGCCCATGCTCTTTGGTCCTCTTGCGAGGTCCTACATAGTTCATTTATTTAAAACACATCCTAAGTTTAAAGTGCGCAAGCACGATAAGCCCGGATGGGTATACGGAAAGGACCTCCCATCTTGGATGAGGATGTCCCTCCTAACCAGACTCCACTGGTTCAAACGACTTAAAACTCCCGTGAGGGATAAGATGTTTGAAATGGTGAGGACGGAAGAAGGCTGGAAAGCCTTACGGGGTATCTTCGTCTCTTGCGAGATGAGGATGAACGCCGTGATCCTTGCGGATCCCTCCCGTTCTTACGAGGAGTTTGATAGGATAAACTGTTCTTTGATTTCAAATTCTTTGTATCGAAGAGATTACCACTCCGCCCTTAAAGGCGTGATTAAGAAGGCCCGCAAGGGCATCTTCAGTGGAAATTCATTCGTTGTACCGAGAGAGTTCTCCTGGTTACAGGAGACTTTGAATCGTGTCAAGGACCGAGTAGACTCTAGAATAAGACAGCTTACGCTGCTCCAAACAAGAGCTTCTGGGTTACCAGACAAAGAACAGAAAGAAAAATCTGTTAAAGAATGGATTGATCTGGTGACAGATCAACCTGATTCCGACGTTGAGTTCCTTGCGGAGGTCTCGGGTCTGGAATCATATATTCGAGAAACGATGGTTGTAAACAAGAGCACTGTAACCCACACTCACGTGTCTTTGGGTTCAGCGGCTTGTCGTGAGCAATCAAGGAAGAATGGTGGCAAGACTGCGTTTGCACGCAACTTGTTCAATTCTATCGATGTCGTCAATCGGTTGGACCTGGCAACAGGCGAACCAACAGAGGAAGTCATCGACAAGAGAGAGAAGACAGGCGACTGGCTTCTTCACCACTCACTCATGAGAATGAAAGATGGTTACGACTGTTTGTCTGTGAAGACATCAGCGATACCAGAAGTTGGCCAAAAGGCGAGGATCATTACTGTTCCCTCCTTCTTTAGCTCAACTATACTTTCACCTTGGGCCCATCTGACCTACCACTTCCTAGCAACGTCACGCGAGTGCCGTTCCGGGGTAAGAGGTTCGAATCAAGGATGGGAACTGAGTTTAGCAATGTCAGCAAGCGATCCCGATCTTTATTGGTTGTTTCACAACGAGGAGTTACCTCGATGTGTTAACTCCGATCTAAAGACGGCGACCGATGCTGCATACTTCAAGGCAGTCAGTATAATTCTTGATGTGGTACAGGCAGTGATGCCCGTTCCAGAATGGTATTTCAACCAAATCAAGACTTTGCTGACAAGTGAGAGACCTTTTTCGGCGAAATTCGAAAGTCAGATCATCACCGGAACAACCCGCAGGGGTCTGTTTATGGGAGATCATGGGTCGAAGACAATATTGACGCTGTCGGGCATTGCTGCCCTGGCCAATATGCCTTCGCCCAGACTATCGAGAATCGTCGGAGACGATCACATTACCACCACTCCAGATCCGGAGCGGTGCCTTGATACTTACAGAAAGAAACTGGAAAACCTAGGTTATATCATCTCGGAAGACGATACATTCATCAGCAATGATGGATATTTGGCAGAAGAGGCCTTCAGCATCCCCAGAAGTGGGGGGCAGACGACCGAAACTTTCATTTTCGCAAAACAGAAGAGAGATTTACCCTACTTCGATTATCCAAAAGTGAAGATCCTTACGGATCAAGGCACAGATATCGGAGGTTTTTCTGATAAAATAGTTGGAAAGATCCAACTACTAGGAAAGAGAATGGGTCATGCTTCGAGCACCTTTACAGAGGCTCGGTTTCACCTAGCTTCATGGATTCAAGACATGTGCATTACTGCACTATACCGTCCGGAATTCATATACTTTCCGTTTCATTTAGTAGGGGCTGG